ATCCGGGAATTTGACCGCTGGACCCATATCAGCGTGCCAAACACCCCCGGCGCGGCCCCTCGCCGCCAAGCTCTGATAATTGACAAAGCTGGCACTCGTGCGTTTGCTTAGAGTGGGATTGGGCATTAAAATGAACAAAACAAGGGGTGCTACCACATGACAGTCGCCGCCGTAATGACGTATGACTCGCTGGTCAATGACATCCAGACATATCTGGAGCGCACTGACACGCAGACGCTGGAAAAGATTCCGCAGTTCATTATGCTGGCGGAGCAGATCATTGCGGCTGAGATCAAGTTCCTCGGCAACCTGACTGTGGCCACAAGCACCATGGTCCAAGCCGAGAATGTCATTCCAAAGCCTGCACGCTGGCGCAAGACTGTCTCAATGAACGTCACGGTGGCAGGTAAGCGCCAGCCCGTGCTGCTGCGCACCTACGAGTACATCCGCGAATACTGGCCAGATCCCACATCGACCGACACTCCGCTGTTCTTTTGCGACTACGATTACCAGCACTGGCTGATTGGCCCAACACCAGCAGCAGACTATGCCTACGAGGTTCTGTACTACGAGCGAGTGCAGCCCTTGGACTCGTCGAACCAATCAAACTGGTTCACCCAGTACGCCCCGCAGGCGATGCTGTACGGCACTTTGCTGCAAGCCATGCCGTTCCTCAAGAACGACGAGCGCATGCCTATGTGGCAGAGCAACTACGACCGAATTATTGAAGTCCTGAAGACGGAGAACGTTACTCGTGCCGCTGATCGTCAGGCGATTGTGAGGGATTCATGAGTTTCAACAGCCCGTTTACCGGAACCGTTATCCAGCCGACCGACGTCTCCTACAGAGAGATCACGCTCGTCGCTGACGAAACACTGTCGTGGCCGATCAACGGCAGCGTCACAGACAACGCCGCAGCTCGAATCATGGATGTCTCGTCGCTATCAAGCGGCGCGGTCCTTTCTGGCGTCACCGTCACGGGCACAAACGGCCAGTGCTCCTTCACCACAACCTCTGGTTTGTTTGTTGGCCAAGCTGTCGTTGTCACTGGTGTTTCCACTGGCACGTCGACTGGTATTACGACTGGCAACACCTACTATATCATCGTCACCAACGGCACGACGACTTTCACGCTGTCAGCCACTTTGGGTGGTGCTGCGGTGGCCACTACGGCTGGCACGACCACTGGCCTGACGTTCACGCTGGACTCGTTCACTTTGGACATGCCGCCTGCGAATCAGGCATCTGTCGGCATTGATGCATTGTTCCGCAACGTCGGCTCCTACACCTTCACGGTGCGTGACTATGACGGTGGCTCAATCGTCACGATTGCTCCGGGCGAAGCCAAATACATCTACCTGACCGACAACGCCACCACGGCGGGCACATGGGGCCTGATTGCCTTTGGCGTGGGCACATCAAACGTCGACGCGGCCACCCTTGCTGGGTTTGGTCTCAAGGCTATCTCAAACACGCTGAACTCGGCCAATGAGGTCAACACGTTTGCGTCAAACTACACAGCGATCAACACCGACAGGGCGTCGACCTATGTGTGGACGGGGGGGTCGGGAACTCTGACCCTGACATCTGCCATTACGCTGGGCAATGATTGGTACATGATGGTCCGCAACGGCGGATCTGGCACTTTGACCATCGCCCCGTCTGGCGGCATCCAGATCAACGGCGCATCGACAATTTCCTTGCAGCCTGCTGACTCTTGCGTGATCTGCTGCTCTGGGGCAGCCTTCTTCACCGTGGGCCTTGGCCGCAGCACTCAGTTCAACTTCACCCAGCTCACCAAGGCTGTGGTGACTGGCAGCTATACCCTGACCGCGTCAGAGGCAGCCAACACAATTCAGAAGTACACCGGGACCCTGACGGGCAACGTGACTGTGGTCCTGCCCCAGACCGTGCAGGTGTACTACATCACCAACCAGACAAACGGCGGCGGCCCCGGCTACCAGATCACCTTCACAACAGGCGCGGGCGGTGCGACTGCCACGGTCCCCGCTGGCCAGCAGGTGATCTTGCTGTGCGACTCGGTCAACTTGCTCAACGCCTCGACGATTGCTGCTGGTGCGGTGAACGTGTCTTTGGTGGATGGCACGGTGGGCGCTCCATCGCTTAACTTTGCAACCGAGACGTCAACGGGTATTTACCGCCCCGGCTCTGGTGAGTTCGGCATCTCAATCTTGGGTGTCAAGCTGTTTGGTTTGACCTCGACAGGGCTGAACATCCCGGGCACGGGGAACTTTACTGGGGGTGTTCAGGGCGGGACCTTCTAATGGCGGCCAAGGTCTTCTCACTCGACACGCAGCCGGGCATCCAGCGCGATGGCACGGTGTTCGACAAAATGTTCTACAACGACGGTGAGTGGGTCCGCTTCCAGCGTGGCCGCCCTCGCAAGATCGGTGGCTTTCGCGTTATTTCAAACCAGCTCACAGGCCCATCTCGCGGTATCTGGGTGAACCCGCAGAACGCCTTCACATCGATCTTCAGCGGCTACAACAACGGCCTGCAAGTCCTGACTATTGACAACAACGGCGTGGGCGCTGGCGTGGGTGACTTCACCTTGTCCAACTTCACGCAGTCCAACCTAAATCTGTGGCAATTTGATGGCTTCTACGACGTGGCAGGCACTGGCTTGCAGTCCTTGGTTGCGCACCCGGGGCAAAACCTTGCCTCCATCGGAAACGACAACAACACCCCTGTGTTGATCGGCGACATCACCGCCTTGACCATGAGTCAAATTGGCGTTTTTACCGCCAGTGGCACGACAACAAATTTGAGCGCTACAGTGACTTTGGCGGCGGCCAACCCTTTTATTGGCGCTGGACAAACCGTGACTGGCACAGGCATACCAGCCAACACTACGGTGGTGTCCATCGTTACGACCACGCTGGTGCTCTCCAACCCTGCCACGGCCTCTGGCACTGTGACGCTGACCTTCAACAACAACATCTCAGTGTCTGGTGGCGTGGTGTCGCTGCACCCATACCTTTTTGTGTACGGCAACAACGGCCTGATTCAGAACTGCTCGGCTGGCAACACCAACGACTGGGTATCTGCGGACGCCAACGCGACCAACGTAGCCTCTGGAAAGATTGTCCAAGGGCTACCCGTCAGGGGCGGCTCAAACGCGCCCTCTGGCCTGTTCTGGAGCCTTGACAGCCTGATTCGCGTGTCGTTCATTGGTGGCACTGGAACACCCCCTCAATACTGGCGCTACGACATCATCAGCAGTCAGTCGTCAATTCTGTCTTCGCAGTCGGCCATTGAGTACGACGGCGTTTACTACTGGTGCGGCGTTGACCGCTTCCTGTTGTACAACGGTGTGGTCAAAGAGATCCCCAACACCATGAACCAGAACTACTTCTTTGACAACCTTAACTATGACCAGCGCCAGAAGGTTTGGGCAACGAAGGTCCCTCGCTACGGCGAGATCTGGTGGTTCTACCCCCGTGGCGATGCAACCGAATGCACCGACGCGATCATCTACAACGTGCGCGAGAACACTTGGTACGACGCAGGAGAGGCTCGTGGTGCGCAGCGCTCCGCCGGGTACTTCTCGCAGGTGTTTGCTTACCCCGTGGCCGCCGACTGGCATACCAGCACCGCAGAGACCGTGTTCACTGGCACTTTCAACGAAGTGTCTGGCAGTGTTTTCCTATACAGCGACACCTACAACACTCAGGTTGCGCTGCGTCAGGTCATCTCTGGCTCCAACATTCCGACTGGCACGACCGTGGTGGCCATCACCACCAGCAACATCAAGACGCTGGGCACGATCACCCCCGGATCTGGCTATGTCAACGGCTCATACCCCAACGTAACCCTCACAGGAGGCTCAGGATCGGGCGCTAAGGCCACGATCGGCGTTTCTGGAGGGGCAGTTACCACCGTGACCATTACGGCCCGTGGAGCGGGCTACGCCGTGGGCAACGTCCTGAGTGCCACCGCAGCCAGTTTGGGCGGCACAGGTGCTGGTTTTTCGATCCCTGTGACGGCCATCTATGCTCAGGCCATCCAGATGTCCGCCGCGTCGACCGGAACCGGATCGGTTTCGCTTACCTTTTCGATCCCTGCAAACCTCATTGAGATGTTCCAGCACGAGATCGGCACGGACGAGATTAATGGCCAGAACGTGCGCTCGATCCTCAGCTCGTTTGAGACCAACGACCTGAGCTGGCTTGGTGGTGGGCCTTCTCAGCCGACCGCAGAAGGCCAAAACCGCTGGATTCGATTGGAGCGTATTGAGCCTGACTTCTTGCAAGAGGGTGAGATGACCTGCATCGTGACTGGCCGACCATTCGCGCAGGGCGAGGACAAGGAGTCTGGCCCCTATGTTTTTGGCCCCAACACTGGCAAAATCGACATGCGCGAGCAGCGTCGTGAATTGCGTTTGAAATTCATTTCTGACGTGGCTGGTGGAAATTACCAGCTTGGTAAATTGCTTCTCGATGCCGAGATCGGCGACGTGAGGCCATATGGCCCTTAATCCCGCACAGGTCTACGACCCCCGCTACCACACGTTTGAGTCGTGGGCGTCCCTCATGTGCGAGCTTTATGGCGCTCAGAACCTTGAGATTCCAAATGCCTTGACGGATTGGAAGCTCTGGGGAAATGGATTGAACGCGATCGACGTCTTCTCGAATGAGGCGACGCCCCGCACGGATCAGTACGAAGACTGGTTCAGTTGGGCCGAGGCCATGGTGGCAGCAGTTAATCCTGCAACTCAAACGACATAAGGTCTGGCATGGCTGTACAAAACATTGGATCTAACTCGCTGCTTATGGAAGACGTGTACCGCGACAGCAGCGCGGGCAATGTGCTGAAGATTAAGGTTTAATATGACCGCAGATGAACAGATTGGCGATACCGCGGCTTCCGCCGCGTGGGAAGCCGAGCAGGCATCCAACCTTCCAACACGCGCAGAGTCAATTGATAAGTTGACGGCCAACATTCTCGCGCAAGGTACAAAAGACAAGTGGACTACCGGAAGCGGACTAAGCAAAGAGCAAGCCGCTCGGTACATGGCCGAGAAGCTGTACACCGCGGGGATCACACGTCTTGAGGACTTTGGCCAGCGAGAAGGAACACAACAAGTCCCTGTAATCTCTAAAAGTTTTTTTACTTATGATGATGAGAATGGGTCGCATACAGTTGACGCATCAAGAGCGGGTCTTATGCGTGGGACTGACGGTAAGATTTATACGATTGACTATGACTATGATGGATACCCATCCCAAGGTGCTTTAGCCCCGCAATCGCTTGCGTCAAAAGTAACAACAAAATCTGGTTACACATCTGAGCAGTATGCATATCTTGGTGAGGGTGGGGAAGGCTCATCATATGGGTATGTAACAACTTTTAACCCGCTTACGCTTGATCAGCAATCCCAAGTAAAAAATGGGCAATTAACTATCCCAACTGGGCAAACAGAATACTACAACAAAACCTCAGGCCAAGCTATTCCGACTCAGTACGACCGCTCAGGCATGCAGCCCAACACATGGGGCGGCACTTTTGCTGGGGATAGCAGCACGGGCTTTGGGGTGGAGTTCAATAAACTTGGCATGCCCATGTTCTACACGCACTACGATGTAGACAATAGTTGGGCGGGGCCGTTAGGAATGATCCTTACGTTTGCCTCGTTTATTCCCGGAGTTGCTCCTTTTGCCATGGCTGCAAATGCTGCGCTTCAGGCGTCTCAAGGCAATACATTTGGCGCAGTTCTGAGTGCGCTTGGTGCGGCCAACGCATATGGTCAAGCATTCAATACGCTGCCCACGGAAATTGGAACTCAATCATTTGACATCGACACTCTTGGGGATTACGCAGCCGCAGGGGTAGACAACACTGCTGCCAACTGGCTTGCGACAAACGCAGGGACGCTTACATCGGTTACTCAGGGCGTTCAATTACTCAATGCACTGGACAAGAAAAATCTTGCGGGCATTATTGGCTCACTTGCCAATCTTGCGCCGCAAATTGGGGTAACCATCCCTGAAGATGTAATGAGGCCAGTTCAGTATGCTGCTATTGCATCTGCGGCAAGCAAAGGCGACTGGACGGGCGCAAGTTTGGCTGCTGCCACATTGACCAACAACTCTAACCTTAAGTTGGCCAACTCTGGGTTGAACCTTGTCAACGCATTTAAGTCTGGAAATCCGTCAAATATATTGACGTCCATGCTAAATTTTGGGCAGCAGGCTCAACTGAGCGCCTCTGTGATCAAAGACACAGCCAAGCAAGTTGGTCTTCCTCTGTCTGACGCTGGTGCAACAAAGCTGATGCAGTCAACGGTTCCAAGCGAAACTGAGTCAATGCTAAAAGATTGGCTAAGTGAAGCCAAAACAGTTCGCACCAATTACGAGAAGACATTTGGCAAACCAATATCTGACGATTTGCTTCAGCAAATGAACACGGACAAAGGTTTTATCAGCGCATACAACGACTTTGTCAAAACTCCAGCGGCTCAAACAGCGATTGCTGAAGTAGCAACCGCGAAGCAGGAAGCTGTTCAATTGCAAAACATCAAGGACTTCTACAAGAATGTTCTTGGTCGCGAGGCAACACAAGACGAGCTGACAAACTTTCTCGGTGAGTTTGGCGGCGTCAGCAAAGCAATTTCCGAGGCGACAAAGCGCAATACTGTCGCTGTTGGCAATGCTGAGGCAGACAACCCGCAAGAAGCGGCTGCGCTGGCAAAGATCAAAGATCCTTACGCCACTCAATTCACCTATGGCGGCAGCACATACTCAATGGCTGCATCTGATACTGATTTGCAGAGAGCATACAAAGAAGCTGAATTGTCAAAAGTCTCTACGGCCAAGACTTTTGACGAGGCGTTTGCTGCTGCTCGTGATTTGAAAGCACGAGGTGTTCTTGCGGAAGGTGACACGTTCACTTGGAAGGAT